AACTAAATCATAATCCTTAAATACCTTATCTATTTCATTGAAAGGTACACCCCCAATCTCTGTGTACAAGACACCCTTAGAATCTATATAAACTTTAAAGGATACTAAGATTCCGATATCTTTCATATCTCACATACACCCCCGACACAGGCAAGCGTTTGAGATCCCTCTGTGTTATCTTCTGATTCATCTACATTCCATTCAAAGTTCTTAGGAAGTGCCTTAATTTGTTTCATATAAGTCGCTTTGTCTATTTTCTGATACGGTGCTTGCTGGTACATATGATCTGCTTCAGGTAAGAAGGAGATGCCACTAACGCTATCAAAGTTCTCCCATATCCACTGACACACAGAGAAGAAGTTATCATCATTATAGTAACAGGTCATCGAAGGTTTATGCTCACACCAGTTATCTTGATAAACCTTCCAAAGCTCTAACTGCTCTAAAGCCCCCATGCTATCAACCGTAACAGCATTCTTTGGAGCCTTCTGAGGAAAAGCAAACACCCAATTAGAATTATTTGTTATATCTTCTTCACAGGGAAAGCCAGCTTCAAGCATCGTAGTAGCCAGTGGGTCTTTCTTATCTGCTCTAACAGTCCTTATATAGTAGTTACTGAACCTTGGGTGTATTCCAGAGGCGCTGTCTGTCAATTGTGAGACAGTTCCACTGGGCTTTACACACGTAATTGACGTAGAAGCGCCTATCTTAAGCTTCTTTGCCCACTTAACATTCGTTTCTATAGCCTTTTCCTTCAAGAAAGCAAGTAAACTACCAAGCTCTTTATAGCCTGTAGACCCGTTAGTGAGTTTACAATCCATAATTCCAGTAAGTGAAACACCCAACAATGCCTCATCTTCTGTATTCCTTTTCCATATATTTCTAAGGTATCTGAAGTCAGTCATCGAAGCTTGCAAAGTTCCTAATGTAGTGGCAAGCACTACTTTTTCTGCTAGGGTTTCTTTTGTATCGTTAGCTCGTACAATAACTTCAGATAGATTACAAAACTGATAAGGTCTTAAGATTATCTCAGAGCAAGGGTTAGTTCCAAACTTATAATCAGCATCTCTACGACCATTACGGGCTGCTATGTTTTGTGCAGCTACCCGACTAAAGATCCCTCGCTCACCTGACTTAGATTTATAAAGTCTTTTCATCTCTGAAGAATAGGTATCGAAGTCAGGCTTCTCAGAATACACAGCACTGTTATTAGCTAAAGCTCTCTGTCCATTCGTTGAGTACCAATCTCCATACTTAGCATTGGCCATCCTGTTGTCCGTAACATTACTTAGGCTTATAAGCGCAGACCGTCTAACACCTCCAACAACTACAATATCCGCTATCTTACACACTAGATCGTGACACTCCAAAGATGTAAGCTTCTTGCCCATAGCATTTTTAAATAGCTCTACAGTAAAGTTAAATAGATCTGCTAAAGGTTGAGGCCCACTAGCTCTACCACCAAATGTTTTAAGTCTAGCTCCAGCAGGACGTATACGAGACAGATCACACTTAGGTATCTTACCAGCATACAGAAGGCTTATAAGCTCTCTGAAGGCACTCGCCCAACCTATCTTACTATCTGATACTACTATAGTAGAATCTGTCTCATGGAAGCTATCAGCGACTACAGGAAGCTGTTTCACATAGTCTCTCTCTACACTAAACCCTACACCAGTTCCGCACAATAGAATGTACATAAGCTCATCGAACGATCTGGGGCTGTCTATGGGTAAGTAACTACAGTTAAACCCTGCTACATTATCACGCCTTAAAGCCTCTCCAGCGGTCATCAGACAGCGCATAGAGGGCATTACTTGATGGCTAGAAATAGCATTAAACAATTCAGCAGCATCTAGTTCATCTATTTGTTTTCTATCTATAAAGAAATCTAAGTATCTATTAACTGTCTCCTCCCAAGTCTCTCGACGTTGTTCAGTATCAAGATATCTAGCGTATCTACTTTTATGTATGTATTGTTGATATTGATTCATCAGAACTCCATAGCAAATAATATATAAATCCCCATTAAATTAGCAGCAGATATAATAAGTTTCTCTCCTACCACCTCATTTGTAGTGACCATGCTGTCTAACGAATGCCCAACTGTAAATCTAATAAATATTATTGTAACACTTACATTATACACAAGAAGGCTTGCAACACCTAGAAGCCCAAACAATGGGATATAAGTTATTAAATATATAAAAGAACATAAGAGGCTCAGTACAGAGGGTAGAACTAAACTATCATGTAATCTAATCATTTTATTAAGCATCCAATTCATTTAGTATTCTCCTTGTCATCAGGCTTGTGAGTATTCTTATGTTTACGCTTCTTCTTTTTATGTTGTTTCTTATCATACTTTTCTCTTCTCTCCAGTTTTCCATCTATATAGTTTTTATCAAGAGCCATAATACTTTCCTATTTATTTAGTATTTGAAGCATCCTCTTCTCGTACCACGCAGCTTTCTTTAGGTCTTCGATCCCGTTCTTGTATCGGAACCTCCAGCGGTATTTCTGACTGTTTCCTCTTAAGTAGCCAATATACTCTTCTTCGCTTAGCATGGCTTCTATGCTGTCTATGCATTCTATAACTCCTTTGTTATAATGTACAGGATGATTTACAGGATCGTTAGAATATACATCTTCTACGTTAGAACTTTGTGATTTAATACTATTCCACTCATCTTCTGTTACATCACTAAGTCTTTTAGTTCTCTGTTTCATATTACGTTCTCCATGTTTTAGGAAAGGTCTTCTCTGAAAACCATTTAATTTTATTTCTATCCGCCCATTCCGAATGACTTAACTTCGAGCCGTCCTTGCGTCTTCGAGCGCGAGGCATCGGAGCGGAAGGTGAGGCGAACAGGAATACTAATTCAGTATCTGCTGGCAATACTTTATCAACCCAAATATATTTACTGTACTCTGCATGGTTCCAGAATCTACCTTTAGCTTCCAACAGTATAGTTATATCTCCAACAACTTTAATAAAGTCTGGTATATAGATATGCTCGATAATGTATTGTATCTTCTTGGTGTGTATGTCCCAACCTTTCAATAAAGTTTTATGAAGCTCATGCTCCCATTTAGAATCATAACCTTTTGGGACACTCTTTTCTTTAGGTCTAGGCTTCGAAGGTTTTCTAGCCGACATTGGTAATATCTTTTAACGTAACATCTTCAATCTTTTTATTTCCATTACGCTTCAAAACTTTTTTAATTTTCTGCTTAACCCATCTAAAAGTAAAAGCACTTAACATAGTTTGATTCATCCGAGTTATATACTTATCCGAAGGAAGTTTAGAAAGCTTTTCAGATACTGTAAGATCATTGTCAGGTAGAATATCATTCAACCATTCCATCAATAACATATAAATTTTATAATTCATTCGTTGCTTCTTACTTTTTATAACCATACTTCCTCTACTTTAGGAGTATTCATAACCTTAGTAAGGTACACTAAACCTCTAGCATATTTAAATGTACGAAGTTCTTCATAGCATTTAAACTTATGATGACAATAAAAACAACCCCTTGCCAGCTTCATATTACCTGACTTACCTTCAGGTTCTTCAGGGTAGCATTGCTCTGGTATTTCTTCCGAGCTTAGGGCAGCTCTAAGAGAATCTATAAGGACTGAGCTTACAGGTTTATCTAAGTCATCAGGCATTGATAGACAAAGCTCCCCGCTTTCTTTATTGATAACTAAGAACCCACCGTTCTCCGTTCCTTCCGACTCCTCATACCCAGCTAGTTGAGCTAGGTATCCAAAGGGATCGTCATCCGCTAAAGAATTATCAACAAACTTTTTAAATCCAAAAGAAGAGGCAGACTTAATATCTATAACCTCTCCATCAATCTTACAATCTATGTGGCCTGTAACTCCATTAAGAGTAACTTCTTTTTGTTCATCCGTAACAGTATGCCCAGATAATTTAATTAGAAACAAAAGAAGTTCTTCCAGCATATGACCATACAAGAATCTAATGGGTAAGTTTTTCTCAGCAGTAGATTTAGTATTGGGATACTTTTTATTATACCATAGCTTTCTTGTCGGAAGCCCTATGTTAGACATCCTAAGAGTTTCTTTTCTATCTGGCTGCGCCTTGCTCCAATGACGCAGAGCATCTTTAATACCTTCTCCAAAGTTTTCAATAAGATCTTCTGGTATATTTAAAGACTTATTATTATTCAAAGGACTTATCGTATCGTAAATATCTCCAACTAAAGTATCTAATACTTTCATTTCTTATGCTCCACAAATTTAAGTTTCCGAGTTTCTGTGTTATATTCTAAAAGAGTCACGCCAATTTCTTTCTGCTTAGCTGTCCTATGCCAATCGAAAGTCTTCACATCTATATATAAAATATTATTATCTCTATCTATTGCTACTAAATCAATAGCTCCTGTACATCCACAGTTCTTAAAGACTTCATAGCCATTATCCCACAACCAAGTAACGGCATAGTATTCAGCCATGTCTCCTTTTCTTGAACTAGTGTGTTTCACTCCAGTTGTCTCCTATTTTGTATTCCCCATCGAGAGGACATTTAAGTTTAAAATCTTCTGTTACCTTTCGTATAGCTTCAACGCCCAACAACCCTACTTCATCTGCTATAGAATGATGTGCTTCTACTTGCCACTCATCATGCACATTAGCAACAATACGAGCATCAAGACTTTTATCCTTTAAAGCCTTGTTAAAATTAATCAGTGCCTGTTTCATTGTAACAGCCCCAGCACCTTGAAGCAATGTATTCAGAGCAGAATTAGAATTTCTAGTTGTTATCAATCTGCCATCTAAACTTTTTATACACTTTCTTTTCCGCGCCGCTCTTGTAACTCTGTCTGTAAGATTTTTAAGTGATGGGAAATTAGTAAGAAAACGTTTTCGTATTGCAGCACCATCTTTTTCATCTCCATCAACCAAGCTTCCAAGCTTTCCATCTCCGGCTCCGTATAAGAGCGCATAGACGAAAGTCTTCGCCTGATCTCTTGATTCAAGTCCTGCAAATTCTTTATTTCTTTCGTGGACATCGCCTGTGAGTATTTCATTTATGAACTCCTTATCTTTTAAATAATGGGCCAGCATTCTTAACTCTAAACCACTAGCATCTATTCCAACTAGTTTATAATCTTTTGGTACAGTCCAGCACTCTCTGCACTCTCTGCCATAAGGCTTACTAATAGAAGTTACTTGAGCCATGTTTGGTTTGAAGTGTGACATCCTGTGTGTAATAGCACCATTAGAAATGACACAGCCTCGAACCCTGTCATCAGAATCTAAGTAGTCAAACCAAGAAGTGATCTGTCCAATTCTATCTTGTATCATTAAATATGTAGCTATTAACTGTGCTTCTGGTATATCTTCAACTAAAGATAATATCTCTTCTCCAATTTTAGGAAGTCCTGTAGGTGTAAAGGCTGTAGGCTCCCAACCAAAATCTTGTAAGTATCCTGCTATCTGTGGTCTAGACCCTAAATTAAACTCTGTTAATTTCATACGATCAAAAGGTTTTAATCTATCTTTAGGTTCTTTAGCTAAAATATTATTGTATTCTTCATCCGACAATCCTTGTCTAGATAGATCTCCATTCAGTTTCTTTTTAGGTCGGACTTCCTTAATCTTTAAAAGCTTAGGTTTAAATATTTTATGTACTGTCTCTACTATAGAATCTTGCCGAGTATTTAAAGAGGCCAACAATTCATCTGCTTTAATAACATCCAACAAAAACCCTACATCTTCTTGTTCTCTTAAAATAACAGAGACTTCATGTTCTATCTCTATAGAAGTATTATCAAAATCTTTCAATTCCTTTTTAAGCTCGTTGAAAACTAGAGTGTTTAGCTCTACATCATTAACACAATACTCCAACAATTCAGGACTATATTTTTCAAAAGAACCTTCTGTTACTTTTCCTTTCAAGAAGTTTAAATGATATCCCCAAGCCCCTAAGCTATGCTTACCTCTGTGAGGCTTGGCCAATCTAGAAAGAACTAGTGTATCTATAACTTGTTTACTTTTAAAATCTATATTAGTTAATCTTTTTAAGACAGGTATATCGAACCCTAATATATTATGACCTACCAACAATTCAGATTTTTCTATTAAAGAAAATCCCTCCATAATATTATTAGGGCTATACCTATAAACTTCATTTGTAGTAAGATCTTTAGCTGCCATACATAAAATCTTAGTAGCGTCTAATCCATTTGTTTCTATATCAAATACTAAATTCATACAAATTTCCTTAATATCTATTTATATAAGAATCAATTAATTCTTGATCTACTACTTGAACTTTAATGCAATCATTCTTATCATTCTTCAACCATGCATTAATATGTTTACTAGTAGTCTTTGAATAAAATTGATTAGTCTTATATATTAAAGGCTCAGGGCCATCTAATCTAACAGCCACAGGAGTTGAATAACTAAAGAGAATTGTAAACATCATCTGTTCTTCTGTAGATTCTCTGCGACGATTCTTATCTTTGGCTATAAATTCTAATACATTAGATCCTATATGATTTATTTTCATACAAATAATATCCTTAGTATAATTAAAATTATCAAGACAATGCTCAATATTAAAATTGGCTCCCTGTAAGGTGGTTTAATTTTATCATTAAAAATATCAGTCAAGTCTACCACGAATGAAGATACTTCTGCAATAACAAGATCCAAAACCTTTTTAATTTTAGTTAACCATTCCATTATTTTTTAAGCCTCTTCTTTCGTTTAAGTTTTAAAGCTGCTGCTTCCTCTCTAGGTACATATCTGTATGCCTCACTACTCCATTCAAGTGACAAAAACTCTAGCATGCTGTACTTCAGGCTTTCTATCTTACCGATATCACTTAACCAAATATCTTGTACTTCATGCATGGTATTTAGCATACTATCTATTCCATTGGCTTTTTGAACCAGATCATTATATTCTAGTTCTGAAAGCTCAATTACTTTTTTACCTTTTAAACTTTTAATTTCCATTTGCTCTCTTCTCCTTTGCTTCCTGTTCCATCACATATTTATTACCAGAAGTTGCCCAAGCTCTTGCTTGCAAACTAGCGCGTCTATTCTTTTCAGTACGCCAAACTTTATTGTGCATCTTAGATTCT